AAGCCAAGGCAGCAGGAAGCCCGTTGGTCTTTGAACTCAGGAGGATGGGTATACCGGTCAGCGAGTACAGTCCTACCAAAGGAAACGACAAGATCGTGAGGCTCAATGCTGTATCGGATCTGTTTGCATCGGGGCGGATCTGGGTGCCGGAGCGTAAGTTTGCGGATGAGTTGATTGAGGAAGTCGCAGCTTTTCCTTCGGGCGAGCATGATGACCTAGTAGACTCGATGACCCAAGCGTTATTGCGCTTTAGGACGGGCGGTTTCTTGAGCCTGCAATCAGACGATGAAGACCGTGAGCCGATGTATCGCCGCAAGGTCGCTTATTACTAGGAGCCGATATGCCAATCGACCCAGAAAAGTACAAACACCTGACTTCAGACAACAAAGACCTGAAGGTTGACTATAGGCCGCTTAATTTTGAAAAGCTGTTGGCCGCCAAAGCGTTTCGCGTAACTAATCAAGGCGACGAATCAGGCGGCTTCAACAAGGACCCAACTAAAGGATTTTCACTTGTCTCCGCCTACAATGATTCGATTGGGCAAGGAGAGGGAACGGTTAATTGGCCAGATAATCCCGCATTTCACAAGGTTGTTAAAGAGTTAATGACCCAACGTCCTCACGACATAGGTGCACACAAATACATGCAGATTGTCCAATCCGCTAAAGACATGGGCCTAACTGATGACGATATTTACATGAGATCGCCACAACGAGTGCTTATGCCACAAGGATATAAGCATGGCGGCAACGTCGCTTTAATTTAGGAGCCAAGATGGAACCTGCACTTTATCCTGCGCCATTAGGTCTTGATGCCGCCATGGAAGAACCCACGGAAGTGGAAATTGAGATTGAGAACCCTGATTCGTTAGCCATATCAGCAGATGGCGTAGAGATTATCTTTGAGGCTGAACGTGAAAGCCCAGAAGATTTTGATGCCAATCTTGCTGAGTACATGGATGACCGGGATCTGGCGTCTATTGCTAGTGATCTGATCCAAGACTACGAGACAGATAAGTCATCCCGCAAGGAATGGGTAGATACCTACGCTGATGGACTGAAGCTTCTTGGTTTGAAGTACGAAGAACGTACAGAACCATGGCCTGGTGCGTGCGGTGTGTTTTATCCGCTGTTGTCAGAAGCGGCGGTTAGGTTCCAAGCTGAATCCATCATGGAGACTTTCCCTGCCTCGGGGCCGGTGAAGACTCAGATTGTTGGGGCGTTGACCAAAGAGAAAGAAGATGCGGCAGAGCGTGTCAAAGATGACATGAACTACCGGTTAACGGAAGAGATGCCTGAGTACCGACCTGAGCACGAGAAGATGCTTTGGTCTTTGGCTTTGGCAGGGTCAGCATTTAAGAAGGTCTACTACGATCCTTCGCTAGGCCGGCCGGTATCTATGTTCATCCCGGCAGAGGATATTGTGGTTCCCTTTGGTGCAAGCGATTTAAGGTCGGCGCCAAGGATTACGCACATCATGCGTAAGACCCAGAATGAAGTGAGGAAGCTTCAGCACGCAGGGTTCTGGCGAGATGTGGATTTAGGTGAGCCATCAACGGTATTAAGTGAGGTAGAGAAGCGCAAGGCTGAAGAAGAAGGTATGTCAGCCACGATGGATGACAGGTATCGCATTCTTGAGATGCACGTAGAGCTAGATCTTCCAGGCTTTGAAGATACTGACAAGAACGGCCCCACGGAAATTGCACTGCCTTATGTGGTGACGATTGATGAAAGCACGAACAAGATCCTAGCTATCCGTAGGAACTGGTATGAAGAGGATCCGTTAAAGCTCAAGCGGATGCACTTTGTACATTACCCGTACATTCCGGGCTTTGGGTTCTATGGCTTTGGATTGATCCACTTGGTAGGTGCATTTGCCAAGTCGGGAACATCTTTGATCCGTCAGTTGGTGGATGCCGGTACGTTATCGAACCTGCCTGGTGGATTGAAGTCCCGCGGCCTGCGAGTCAAGGGTGATGACACACCGATTGCGCCGGGTGAGTTCAGGGATGTGGATGTGCCATCAGGTTCTATTAGGGACAACATCCTTCCACTACCTTACAAAGAGCCAAGCCAGGTTCTTTTTGAATTACTTAAAACAATTGTTGCAGAAGGCCGCCGGTTTGCAGCAACGGCTGATATGCAGATTTCGGACTTGTCCGCGAATACACCGGTTGGTACGACGCTTGCCGTATTGGAGAGAACCCTCAAGGTTATGTCTGCGGTGCAGGCAAGACTTCACTACTCCATGCGTCAGGAGTTCAAGCTTCTTGCTTCTATTATTAGAGACTATGCACCTACGGAATATAGCTACGACGTAGATGCGCCAGGTGGAAGGCTGGTCAAACAAGCTGACTATGACTTGGTTGATGTCATACCAGTCTCTGATCCTAATGCAACGACTCTTGCACAGCGGGTTACTCAGTATCAAGCAGTACTACAGTTGGCAGCACAGGCTCCACAGATCTATGACATGCCTGAGTTACATAAGCGCATGTTGGAAGTCTTGGGTATCAAGAACATTGATAAGCTGATCCCAGCAGCTAAAGCAGAGCAACCTCGTGATCCGGTATCGGAGAACATGGCCATACTGACGATGCAGCCAGTGAAAGCCTTCATCTACCAAGATCATGAGGCTCACTTGGCGGTCCATACGGCGGCTATCCAAGATCCCATGCTGAGACAACAGGTGCAGCAGAATCCCCAAGGCGGTGTGATGATGGCTGCGGCCATGGCCCATATCAATGAGCACATGGCGTTCTTGTACCGCAAGCAGATCGAGCAGCAGCTTGGTGTGCCATTGCCACCACCAGATCAGCCTTTACCTGAAGACTTCGAGGTTGAAATCTCAAGGCTTGCAGCGCGAGGTGCTCAGCAGTTACTACAGCAGCACATGGCAGAGGCTCAACAACAGCAGGCTCAACAGCAAGCACAAGATCCTTTGATCCAGATGCAACAGGCAGAGTTGGCGCTTAAGCAGCAGAAGGAGCAGCGCGAGGCTCAGAAGGATCAGGCTGACATTATGTTGAAAGCACAGGCTCAGCAGGACAAGGTGATGCTTGAGCAGCAACGGATTCAGAGCATGAACCAGATAGCTGAGCAGAATATAGCGGCCAAGATGATTGATAAGGCGGCGGATATTCAGCGCGATCAGTCTTTAGCAAGGATGGGTAAATGAATTACGCCGAAGCTGTAGAGCTAGAGATTGATAAGCAGATTAGGTATTTAGAAGGGCAACTCTCGCAAGGGAGCATGAAGAGTTTTGAGGAGTACAAATTCGTCTGCGGCCAGATTCAAGGTCTTTTGGTCGCAAGGCGCATCAACGAAGACCTTGCCAATCGAATGAAGGAATACGATGAGTGATATTACTGAGGATTCTCAGCAGGAAGCAACGCAACTCCCGGAGCCCACGGGTTATCGGATGTTATGCGCCTTACCAGAGGTAGAGGATAAGTTTGCCAATGGTTTATTCAAGCCTGATTCGCTTGCAAAAATTGAAGAGTTCAGCACGGTTGTTTTGTTTGTACTGAAGATGGGACCGGATTGCTATAAGGATGCGGCAAAGTTTCCAACGGGACCATGGTGCAAGGAAGGCGATTTTGTTTTAGTGCGTGCTTATTCAGGAACCCGGTTCAAGATTCATGGACGGGAGTTTCGTTTGATCAACGACGACACCATAGAGGGTGTGGTTCAAGATCCTCGTGGCTATAGCCGCGCATAAAGGGGAAGTTATGAGTGAAGAGAAGATTGAATTTGAAGTCGAGGGTGAGGCAGAGATCGAGATTGTTGACGATCGCCCCGAGGCGGATAGGAATGCGACGCCATTAAAGGGTGATCCATCTGAGATACCTGATGATGAAATCAAACAGTATTCAGATAATGTAAAGAAACGCATTCAGCATTTGAAGCATGGGTATCACGATGAGCGCAGAGCCAAGGAAGAGGCGCAGCGTGAGCGTGAGGCAGCTATTGCCTATGCAAAACAAATTGCTGAAGAAAATGCAAAGCTGAAAGAGAAACTAACTACGGGTGAAAGCACGTTAATAAAGACGATGCAATTTGCCACAGATAAAGAGGTAGCTGAGGCAGAGCGTAGTTATAAAGAAGCGTTGGATAGCCAAGAATCTGACAGGATATTGGCAGCCCAGAAAGCATTAAATGTGGCGATGTTAAAGGC